CCTTATCAACGAGACTCGAAATCATTTTAATTTCCTTATCAACCATCATATACTCAGTATACCATATTAACGGTAAAAAGTCAAGCCTCTTTTTTAATTATTTTCCAACCACTTCTTGATAGAACCAAACTTGAGATCGAGACGATACTCAAGAGATTCCCAACCATAGAAGCGCATTTCTTCATCGTCAATGCCTTCTGCTTCACAGATAATGGCGACTGCTGCCGCATTATCAAAGCAGTTCTTGACCAGACCCATGATACCCTCTACACGAACAACGAACTCGGCGAAGTTGCGATCCTGACGAATCTCTTCTTCACGAATCTGTTCATCGAGCATCTTGCTCAGGTGAGTGAAATTGCGATCGAATTCCTCGATCGATTGGAAAGTGGTACCACGGGGACGTGAACCATACACGTCCTTGTAGAGGTCCGAATAGATCGAACCATCACGCGACTTGGTAAGGGTATCAATATCAGAAAGAGTCAGCATCACATTTTTCCTCATCATCAACTTATATTCCACTATACCCCGAAACTAGATAAATGTCAAGCCCTAATTTTAAATTATTTGAAAAATGTTACTTCAATGGGTTGTTTTTTCTTTGTTGGGAAAATGAAGTTTCTATCTTCATGGTGGACGCGACGATTTGTATCAGCGTTAGAGAACCCGATCCCCATTAGGAGGAGTGGGGTGCCATCAATGCCTAAAACTTCTTGAACACCTTCAGGATAGAAACAGGAGCAGCATCCAGTAGCATATCCCATTAGCGAGGCAGATAGGTTAAGATATCCTGCAGCAACACCAACAGCAAGTTGACTATCACGTTCCATAACCCACGTGGTTAGTGCATTTGGAGCACCATCTTTCATAATTTGATATGTTTGATCAGTGCGTGGAATTCCATCATCAGAAAGATTCTGCGTATAATCATGTTTTTCGAAAACAACTAGAAGATTAGCAAGACATTGCGTATTCTTAGTTGTTTGATGTGGATTATAATTTATCGTGAATCCATCAGTATGATCATAGATAGATTGAATAGTTTCTCTATTGGTAATAAAATGTGCTTTATAGAAAGCAATGTTCTGCTTGCTAGGGCATTGAGTTACACAATCAACTAGAACCTGTAGATCTTCGTCAGGAATTTCCTGAGAAAGATCCCAGTTACGTTGACAATGCTGACTTTTGATTACAGTCTTTGTGATTTCATCGTTAGTAATTTCTAGTTGCATTGTATAATTTCCTTTATGAGAGATATTATCTGAGATATTATATTTATAAACTAGAAATGGTGGGCACGGTGGGACTTGAACCCACAAGGTTTCCCGACGAATTTTAAGTCCGTTGCGTTTACCAATTTCGCCACGTGCCCTAAAATTCCCAATACTTTTACTTTTCGAAAGTATTGGGAATTAGTTGGAGTGACGAGTGGGATTCGAACCCACGGTTTTACGGATTTGCAATCCGTTGCATTGGACCACTCTGCCACCGTCACATTGGTACCAGCAGGTGGTAACGCTCCACCCAAACCAACCTTATGAGAGTCGGTCGGACACTTATCCTACTGGTATGGTTGTCCTGAGAAGAATCGAACTTCCATCTGCCGATTATCAGTCGGGTGCTCTACCGTTGAGCTACAGGACATTAAACTTACTTAGAATCTGCCTTTGGAGTTGCTTCTGTTGCAACAACTTCTGTTGCATTTGCCGTAGCAAGTGCAGCATCAGCAGATGGACCAGCACGCTCTGCTACCGATCCTGTTTCAGCAGTAGGAGCACATGCTGCTGTGAGTGCAACAACTGCTGCTGCCATAAAAATCTTAATATCCATACTTATTTCCTTCGTTAATAAAGTTGAGGAGCTAACCGTGACCCCTCGCGTGCCTATTAGGTAGCAACCCCTTATTGGTGGGTTCTGCGGGGTTCGAACCCGCGACAACCTGATTAAAAGTCAGGTGCTCTACCGACTGAGCTAAGAACCCGAAACTGGTAGACGAGGAGGGACTCGAACCCCCAACCAAACCGTTATGAGCGGTCGGCTCTAACCAATTGAGCTACTCGTCTAAAATTGGCGGAGAGGGTGGGATTCGAACCCACGGTACCTTGCAGTACGCTAGTTTTCAAGACTAGAGCAATCGACCACTCTGCCACCTCTCCTAAATGTCAAAGACCAATCGCAGTACGATAAGTCTCGAGAATCATATCTTCTTCCTGCCGAATATGCGCTTCCTTCTTACGGAGGCGAACAATCTGACGAGTTGCCTTTGTGTCGAAACCTTCACCCTTCAACTCAGAATAGACTTCCTTACGGTCTGCCTTCCTAGCATCAAGATCTGCTTCGATACGTTCGATGCGCTCAATGAAGAGGCGAAGTTTGTCAACTGCAATAATATCTGTCATAATAAACTTTCTTGTTAAAATGGATGCCCCTCTAGGATTCGAACCTAAATTGACGGATTCAAAGTCCGCTCTCTTACCGTTAGAGGAAGGGGCAGCGTAACTTAGAAACCCAATATACGCTTTATTTAGAATAAAGTCAACTCTTTTTTTATAATTTATTTGTATGGGTCGTAATTTCTTCCCCAGAACCATCCACTCGGTAGACTGAAAGACCTTGGGTCAACCAGATGCGTTTTACCACTTGGTTCAACACACCACTTTCGCACACGCATACTTTGCATAAGACTCATCTTACGACGTGTTTCATATGAGTGTCTCCGATTATACATCGGATTGTTCTCTCCACGACGAGTTCCCTTCATCGTCCGACTGATCTTCGATCGATGCTCATCTGACAATCCCTTGGCATTTGGGTTTTTATCACCCATCTTTGCCTCGGCAATTCTTTCTCTGCCTTCTGGGGTGTGCCATTTATTGCGCTGACGAAGTACCTTGTCAACGATTTTAGAGATCTTTTGTTGTTTGGATGCAGTAGCACGAATCAGTTCGATGTTGGTCGTTTGCAGAATCAATTCGCGAGGTTTTGGGACGATGGTTGGATCTTTTACGATCCATAGTTCCGTCTTATGCTGAAAGAGGTAGAACCTCATTTACAATACCTTTATCAATCAATGTCAGATCATGCTCGCGATTAATGTAATTAAACTCGACGTGGTTTGGATCAAATTCCTGTAGTGCCTCAAAAACATCTTTCGTATTCAGTGCTGAACACGTATAGACATCCAGTTGCATCAATGCAGGTTCGACTTCATCCCATACATGCATGGCAATGTGACTCGTTTCGATAATGGTAACTGCAGTCAAACCACGATTACCTTCCATATCCGAGTAAATCGCATATGGTCCCATCAGTATTTTCATACCAATTTTGGAAACCAATGTTTTCATCCAATCCTGAATTGCTTCTGCGCACTTCGGTGGATTGTTTAATTGCGCTCTGATAATCAGGTGCTTGTGCTCAAGAATTTGCCCCATAGTTGTTCCTTCCTAGGAGGTGCGGGAAAGAACTTATTTATAAGGACTCTAAAGACTTTTTTGATCGTGACAACTTCTTAACCTCAGGTGCCTTCCATCCAGGAAGAAATGATTCTAGGACAGTCGCCAACGTGGGATACTTTTCCAGCAGTTTCTGATCCTTAACAAGATCAAGAATTTCTACTTCAGTAGAAACTACACCCTGACAGATCTGCATCCAGATTTCTTCACGACGGAACTGTGCAACATTCTTGGCACTACCTTCTGGTAGTAGAGTAAGAAGTCGGCGGAATTCCTGTGTAATGGTAGTGTCGCCCATATTTTCTGGGAGACCCTCATCCTTAAAAGGAGTCTTACCTTCTGGTAGATTCCATGGACCCTGCTCGTAACCAACACCCCACGCGACAAATCGCATAAGAATAGAGTTACCAACTGAGATTGCACGAACACGTGCGGAGAGTTCTTCTGTTGTTTTTGCTTCAACTGCCCAGTCAAGAGCCTCGTTGATCTGCTTAAATTTCTTGGGTACTATTGCCATTTTCAATTTTCTTTCGTAGATTTGTGGTACTAAAATCGTGTCGGCGAGAATTATAGTAGATTTCCATCTGCAGATCGCTGCCTGTAAAATTCTTACCGAAATATTCCTGCCCAATAATGCGAACATCCCAATCATATGACTTTAGTATGTTCAGAAGATCTTCCTCGGTCGTGTATGGAATAATCTGATCGACATACTTGCAACCTTCCAACTGAACCCACCGTTCGAAAACTGACTGGACAGGTTTGTTCTTCTCTGGTCGGTCGATTGTGGGATCAGTTTGCAGTGCTACGACTAAACGATCACACTGTTCCTTTGCTTCCTGCAACATGAGAACATGACCTGCATGAAACAGATCAAAACAACTTGCGGTAATACCTACACGATTAGAACTCATCAACCAACTCAATTAATTGTGTCATACGATTCGCGATAAAATAATTCAAAAGACCAGAACGATCGCCAACTTTCTGCATCTCATAATTATCTATAATACTTTCCTTAATCTCTTCAGGAATACGCGACAGATCAACCAGTTCACGGTTGCGCTGGAAGTTGCGCCACATCTCATCATTGTTGATGAAGTCTTCAGGTTTCTGAGTTTTCCAAAGTGCAAGAGCATCCTTACGAATAGGACGCTGACGATCACCATTGACAAAGGTATCATCGCCCGACAGAATATTGGGAACACCATCACCCTTGTCACCCATGATGATATGCTCCATCAGAACTGCTTCAGGAGTTTCCGTCAACTTAATAAACTTCTTCTGAACAGGAGCATACTGCTTAACGTTGCTCCACTTCTGTAACTGATTGAAGTCATGGTCACCAGAGAGAACAAGGAAAGGTTCAGCGCTGGGCATGAGACCATCAGTGTTCATAGTCTGACTATACTCCGCGAGCACTGCGATAACATCGTCTGCCTCTGCGCCATCGACATCAATCACAGCATATGGGAAGTGTTCAGCAAGTTCAGCACGAATAAGATGCAGTGCTTCGAAGATAGAGTTCCAATCGAATCCACTATCAGCGCGAGACTTCTTACGATTTGCCTTGTAGTTCGGGAAATACTGCCGACGCCAATAGTAACGATTATCACAAGCGATAACCATTTCACCGAACTCAGGACCAAACTTTTTACGATATGATCGAAGAGCATTAATGATCATGTGCCGAACCAGAGGAACATTTACCTCAACGTCTCGACGACCTCCCAAATTCACCATTAGACTACTGATGGCAGTCTGGTTATAATCTACAACAATCAAGTTTCATTCCCATCATTTAAAGTTGAATCAAGTGCTTTACGAATATCCGTTAACATAAATGTTTCCGGAGTGTCCATCCCACGTTGACGCAAGAACATACCATATACTAAAACAGAAACCACTGCTGCATCAGCATAGAAACTCTCATGGTTTTTAATACCAAATTTCTCAGTGCATACCTTGGTAATTCCTGCCATAACTGCTCTACCAGCACGTTCGGCATCTTGGTACGAACTATACTCATCAATCCCCTCTAGAAAGTACGAGAGAGATTCCTTGTCTGGATTTGGATCCTCTGACTTTTTCTTAGGATTAAGAAAAGTCACGTTATCATTATCGCTCATCAGAATACCTTTAGGATCAAAGTCGTTGGCGTAAATCGTGCACGCACAGGAGCAGACTTACTTTTAACTGAAGAGTACCATTTTGTCAAGCCATTTTTCGGAAGATTAGCAAATTCTTTTACTTGCGTCTCAGGTTTACGAAGCAATTTAGAACTGGAAGTGGAAAGTTGATACCCCACCAGTGATGCACCCTTTACAGTGATACCTCCACCAACTGGACTGTAATACTTATTCAACTTGCGAGTCGCAGTATCGAATGTCCATACTTCACTACAGTTTAACAGATTAATGGGTTCGATGCTGGTAATTCCAAGAGTAGTATCTTCGGGTTGGAACTTGATGTTCCTAACAAGTTTGGTCATATCCTTTGGTTTCTTCTTACGAACCTTAGCGACCTGTCTACTAACATGCGACTTATTGAGGGAAGCAATGTAGGATTCGAGCAACTTTATGATGCTTTTGATTGTCGTCATACCTGTTAGGTGCGCATAACCCTCAAGCAACTGCAACTGCATGTCAGTCAGTTGACCTTTGGGTAAACGACGAACCTCAACCAATTCAGCAAACTCTGCAAGAATTGGTTCAATCTTTTGAACGCACTCAAGATAATGCTTATCTGCCATACGATATGGCATTAGAATTTGAGGAATGTTTTTTACATCTTCGCCGATGAGAAGATTCTCGATCTCGTCATTGACATGAGAAGCGATGTAGACACTGGCGATCAAAGGTTTCTTAACAACCTTTTCGACAGTAGGTGCTACTGCGACAGAAACATCTTCATCATCGAGTTTGATGCGCTTATTCGCAGACTCTTCAATCTTTTCCCAGATCTTCAACCGATCTCGTTCATTAAGAGGGAACCCACGCATAGCAATACGAGCAGAATTAGCATAAGTCCGAGGAAGCAACTTGTCAGGGATTTTACTGAGAGTCTTCAGTTTATCCTTATCTTCTTTGAACCAGTCAAAAAGAAAGGCACGACAATCTTTCTGGTCAACAATAAAGTTATACCAATTCAATGCATTGCCATATTCTGACTGATAGTTCTTAGGTTCATACTCCGCAGACCAGATTGGTTCTACACCCATCATCTTAGAATCAGCAATAGGAACTTTCAACTTATACATAGGTTCACCTCATTCAATTTATAAATTACTATACCCCGTTTCCGTGGAAAAGTCAAGCTATAAATTTCACATTCGTAATTGAATCATACCTGAACGAACGCCATCCTGCGTTTTCGGTATCCCAAACAGGTAGAGCATCAGGGTTCGACACTTTACGTTCAGCGACACTAGTGGTCTTCGGTGGCAATGCAGTTTCCTGCAGAGTGCATCGAATAACTCGAACGTCCCCATTACGTTTTGTGAACGTCACTTCAGCGTCCATCTTCTTGAGGTTCTTTACGAGCATTTCACGATCAATTTCCATATTCACATATTCCTTACATTGTTTTCATCTATAATAATTTTACCATCCCTCCAAGATTTTTTGGGAGGATCTGGAGCAGGTATATCATGGGTAGACATATGCTTTTCCATGGTGAAGAAGTCTGTTGGATTTTCTACCATCACTTCAGTTTTTTTCTTTGTTGGTTTTGTTCTACGAATAACCGTTTTTGGTTCTGCGAAATCATCCTCAACATAATCTATTATACCCGTTTCTTCTTTCTTTGTCAAGCCTAAAATTGAAATATTTGCAGCGATGACCAAAAGAATTGCCAGAGGATCGAACACAAAGATAAGAGTTATGATCATCATGCGCACTGCTTTGTCGACAGTAGCATTATCGCCACTCCCGTAGAACAGTTCTGCGATATATTTGATCGGACCTACTTCTGCTTCGAGTTTAAGATTTTCAGTTTTGAGCGGAATGAGATCAGTCTCAACAGTCTGAATGTCTGCAGTCGCAGATGTAATTTCTTTATTAAGAGACGCTCGTTCCCTCTTTTGTCTGTTGCGAATGAAATTAGCATCGAGGATATTTTCGCCAGTAGTAAGTCGGTCCAGAGTATCCAAGGAAGTTTGCGCATTCTTTAATCTCCTCTCTGCTGAAGTTTTTTGACTTTCTAGTTGTTCGATTTTAATTTGCGCCGAACCACCTACCGTGGTATGTTCAATGTGCGCTCGACTTAGATAACCAAATACGCCCATACTTGTAATGAATGACAATACCACAATTGCGATTACAAAGTAGGACTTCAACAATTTGTTTGCAGTGGACCAATTTCGATACACCCAACTCGCAGTTATGAGTTTAGCAAATTCTAGTGACCCACCCATCGCTGCAACAGCAATAGGAGATGCGGGGAAAATTGCCATCAAACCCAATATTGAAAAGTAACCAGCAACTGACGTAATCGCCAGTGCTGCCAACACTAATAGTGCTATGAAAAGCATCCAGGTCTCCAATCAGGAAGGTGTAATGTTTTTAGGTGAGACAGTCGTAAGCGAACGTTCCACATATCATTTATGCATCGTTCGTCGAATCGATATTCCCACTGTAGCAGGTGTTCAACTGCCTTGGCATGCGCTTTGCTGGCATATTCTGCAACAACTTCCTTGCGCATTTCACCCACATAATTGGTCACATAAGTGGAACTTCCGAAATACTTTTCGAACAGTTTCTCTGTCTTACATGAATATCCAATATAAAATTTGCCATCGTCGAAGTAAGTGCAATATACTCTATGCACCTTCTTCGGCAACGGCAGTTTTCTTGGTTTCTTACTTATCATAAATGTCTACTCCGAAGTAGACTTATTTATTCGCCTTCGTGATCAGTGTCAAAATCATATTCTTCTTGCTCAATACCCTCTCCACAGAAAGGACAGTGTAACACTCTATAATATTTGTCATCCATATCATGATCTACAAAGAATAGAGCATTACAACTTGTGCATTCGTATTCTTCATTATCCATTTAAATATCTTCTGTTACATTCTCAATAGTAATATTATTGTTTTCACAATATTCTAGATACTCTGGAGCAATATCCGTAGCGATCATTGCTTTACAATCGTCATAACTTTGGTCATCAGTAAAGGTAAGAATTGTAATGAATTTGTAACCCTGTGCAGTTGGATATGCAAATTGTTCAATTTTATCTCTATTTTGTTGCTGATATTCCTCAAAAGAAAATGCTCCTGATGCAGTGGGTGTTTCCCAATACCATGGAGTATTTAGATTTTCTCTAGTATATGTAATTGTTACACGCTTCATGATGGTTCCTCTGTGTTTCTATATTTATTAAAATAATTATTCAACTGTCCAACTAGATACATCAGTATTAACAAGTATTTTCCTGAAAGAATCAAGTTCTTCTGGACTCTTAGGAATTACAATGTCAGTTCCATTGATATATATTGCTTTTAGATTACCAATTTTAATGTAACCTAATCTTATTTTTGGATCATCTATTTCATATCCAAAGAAATTTTTGCCACCTCTTCGGTAATAAAACTCTTTCCACTGAGAATAAAACCGATTTTGTTTTTCCACTGTGTCTGAGAAGTAGTCAGTAAAATATAGTCTAGTACTTGCGCAATATGTATGCTGGGGAACAAATTGATCGGCAGGACACTCTAGATCATTCGCAAGAAATAACTCATGTGCGTTTCTACCAACATGAGTATAGTGTAACAATAGATCTCCGAAGTTTCCTCCAAAATCAAACAATTTATACCCATCTTCAGGAATCTCTTTAATTACAACATCTGATTTATTAAAATCTAAATTAATAGAAAAGAGACCAGACTCAGAAACTCCAGGAGGTTTCCCCCAAACAACTGCTAAAATAGTTTCTAACCAATGAATTGTATCATTATACTCAGACAGATATGGGTGGAGATATTCATATCCAGGATCATTTTCTAATTCTGGAAAATGAACATGCATCAAATTTAAAGTTTGTCTAAAGTTTTCAGCAGTCAATCTTGTGTTTACGATTTGCCGTAAAACATGTTTATTAATAATATCTGCAAGATTATATAAACGTTCTAATCGTTCATTTATTTTTTCTTCTGTTGCATATCCAGAATAGTGATTGTGTTCACAGCAGTCTTCAATGACATGAGTTGTAATCAATTTTCCCCAGTCATCCACCAGCGGATGATCAATTAAAGAATAGTGTAACTCTATGTTGTCAGTAAAACTGACTTTGAAAATCACGCAGCAACTCCCCAGACATCATCCCACTTACCTGAGAGTGCACCCTTAGCATAGTCGGTGGCACGATTCTCAAAGAAGTTAGTATGTGTCGGAGCATTGATCATTTCCTCAACCCACGGCAGAGGATTCTTCTTGACCTTAAAGATACCCTTGAGTCCAAGACTAATCAGTCGACGATCGCAGATATAACGGATATACTTCTTGACATCAGCAGATGTAAGATCTTGCATCTCACCCATCTCGAATGACAGATCAATAAACTTGTCTTCTAGTTCTACCATCTTCTCAGCGATAGTATAGATCTGTCCCTTTAGTTCGTCATTCCAGAGTTCTCTGTTCTCTTCAACATATGTGCGGAACAGTTTAATCATCGACTCGGCATGCATCGTTTCATCAACGATTGACCAAGTAACGATCTGACCCATTCCCTTCATCTTTCCGTGACGAGGGAAGTTGAGGAGCATAATGAAGGATGAGAACAGTTGCATACCCTCAGTGAATGCACTAAATGCAGCGATATTGGTCGCGACTGATTCAGGAGTTCCATTTGTGTTCGACAAATCCATAAAGTAGTCGTGCTTTGCTCGCATTGAGTCGTATTCAAGGAATTCCTGATACGTTGTTTCTGGCATGCCCAGAGTTTCAATGAGGTGAGAATACGCTGCAACATGTAATGCCTCCCGTGCCGCAAATCCCATCAACATCATACGAACTTCAGGTTGTGGGAAATATGGCAGATAGTTCTTAACATAACCACCAGCAACATCGATATCGCCTTGGGTAAAGAAACGAAAAATGTTTGTTAAGAAAAGTCTTTCATTATCAGTTAGACGCTTCTTCCAGTCATTGACATCTTCTACCATCGGTACTTCGGTGTGTAACCAGTGTGACTGTTCGTGCTTCAACCATGCATCATATGCCCATGGATAGTTAAACGGTTTGAAATACGATCTTTCACTCATTAATGTCATGGATTTCCCTGACCCCTATACTTCTTAAAGTTTTGCTTTTTGCGCTTATTCATTGTGCTTGTTTTAATTTTACCATTACCAATACTAGTACCTTTCTTATAGGTATTATTGATAGTGTTTTTTATTGTCCCGTTGGACTTTGAACCTTTTGCCATTAATTACTCCCCGCCCATTTGATTAGATCATCATAACCACCGACGTGATGTCCATTAATCCAAATTTGCGGAACTGTTGTTATCCCAGGAACTGCGGCAACTACATCTTCCCATAATACATCTTCACCCACCACGCTTTCAACATACTGAATTTCCATACCAGTCATAAATTCTTTTGCCAGTACACAATACGGGCAATCTGGTTTGGTATAAATTTCTGCAAAAAACTGTGACATGTCTTACCCTTCGCACGCAACACAAGTGTCGCCTTCTATCATTGCCTTGAAGTCGATCTCCTTGATCACTTCTCGTTCAATGCGCTTTGATACCTTATCTGCCTTACCGATCTTCTCAGAACGACAGTAATACATCGTCTTCAGACCCTGTTTCCATGCAAGATAGTGAACAGCATGAAGATACTTGATATTTGCATCAGGACGGAAGAATACATTGAGAGACTGTGCCTGATCAATAAACTTCTGTCTGTCTGCTGCATGCTCAATAACCCAACGCTGATCAATTTCCATGGAGGTCTTATAGACTTCTTTAGTAATATCGCTCATCCAAGTCAGATGCTGAACCGAACCATCATTGGCGATAATTGACGACCAAACGTCTTCATACCAACCTTCTTTGTAATTTGGTGCTTCTGCCTTGACAATCGCGTCAAGATATTTATTCTTATTCAAAAATGAACCCGATAATGTATCTTGCCGATATGCATTGGCTCTCCATGGTTCAATCGACGGACTAGTATTGCCCATGATGATTGACGAAGATGCATTCGGAGCAATTGCCTGCATATGGGAGAAACGACGACCAGTGCCAGCAGCATCAGGTGCTTCACCACGTTCTATTCCAAGTTCCAGATTAGCAGTATCGAGACGGTTCTTGATATGCTTGAACACTCTCATGTTCAGACCCTTGGCAACTGCTGACTCCCAAGCAATACCCTTGCGCTGAAGATAAGCATGGAAACCTAGTGCACCAATACCAATAGAACGTTCACGCTTTGCTGAATAGATCGCACGAGCAACCTGCTTCGGAGCATTGTCAATGAAGTATTGAAGAACATTGTCTAGCATCTCTGCCATGTCCTTGAGGAACAACGGATCCTTTGACCATGCATCATAGTATTCCAGATTGACTGACGAGAGACAGCAAACAGCAGTACGCTTCCTGTCCGTCGGGAGAATAATTTCTGAGCAGAGGTTCGACTGATTGATTCTTAGACCAAGATCCTTCTGAAACTGTGGTAATGCACGATTACTCGCATCAATAAAGTGCAGGTAAGGTTCACCTGTCATCATGCGCAGTTCTAAAATCTTCTGCCAGAGATCTTTCGCTGAAACTGTATCGCGAATTTCACCTGACTTAGGATCAGTAAGATCCCAACTGTCGTCAGCATCCTTATCGGTCATACAACGCTCGACGATTTCCATAAATGCATCCGAGATGTTAACCCCATGGTGCAGATTGAGTGCACGCATGTTGGGATCACCAGTCGGTTTGCGCATTTCTAGAAATAACCCAATGTCAGGGTGAGAAATATCCAGATAAGCAGCATAAGAACCACGACGAGTGCGACCTTGACGATAAGCCATAGAAGAAGCATCATAAGTGCGAAGGTGAGGCATAACACCAGTAGACTTGTCATCTGCGGCACGAATACCGAAACCAATACCAACGCCACCACCAAGCATAGACAACCAGTTAGTTTCCGAAAGATTTTCAACAAGACCCTCCGCTGTGTCATCAATGAAGTTTAGAAAACAACTGATTGGCATACCACGCTTCGATCGCCCAAATGAGAGGATCGGAGTCGCGTATGACAACCAGTGCTTTGATGAATATTCGTATAGACGCTGTGCATGTTCAGCATTAGAACCGAACATCTTTGAAACAAAAGCGAACCGATGCTGCGGAGACGTTTCGTCGTCCTTCATGTATGATTCTTGAAGTCGCTGAATACCTAGTTTGTCAAACAGGGAGTCCCGTGATAGGTCAATTTCAATATCCAGATAATTCTCTTTTGCCATTATAGTCCTTGATCCCTCAATACCTTTTCGATGTCAGGCTTAAAATAGGTGTCTGGTTTCAGAACCTTACCATCTTCGCGCTTAATAATCTTTCCGTTATCGGAAACCTTACTCATATTTGATGCCTTGACTTCTTCCCATACCTTGTCGAAGTCAATACCAAGAGTTACGAACAACCCTTGAATAACCCAGACTAGATCTGCGCCACCATCAGCAACACCTCCGATGTTTCGAAGAATAAATGCCATAGCAAGTTCTTGCATTTCTTCATCGATTAGATCAATATATAGGCTCGCTTGCTTAAAATTATCTTCAGTTAACTCAGGAAAATGGGGAGTTTCGCCGACAAATTGATCAGCAGCAACCATAAATTCGGTAACGTCTTTTTGATAATTCATATTATTTTCTTTCTTGTTCAATGTAGTATTTGTTAATGTAAAAGATCCATTTTTGTTGTCTTCCCAGACAATATCGTCGGCAACCTGCCATCCGAGTTCTTCAAACCCATCCCATTCAATATAGTATTCGTCTGAAACAGCATCATATTTAACGTCTACAGCAACAGGCATTTCTGCACCTCTTCAAGAATGTGATATTTAGGTTCCCAACCAAGTCTGCGCATTTCATCGATGTTGGCATGAGTAATTTCTCTTTCACCAACAACATCTTTGAAAGGAACATCTCGGTAACCATAGGTGTCCAAAACTTCACTAACAGAGATCGGTTCATCCGATCCAATATCTACTATACCCGTATATTCGGGATAAGTCAATAGAGTTTCAATCGCAGAGCAAATATCTTCAACATGAGTCCAGTCGCGAAGGTGTTCTGTTTTATATTCAATCTTGTTATTTAGCATCATGTCATAGAACATATCGGGACGACTGTCTGGACCATAAACTGTATGGAATCTCATACCAATCGAGGAATATGTTGCAAATTCTTCCATCGCTTTCTTACTAGTAGCATATGGATTTTTCCACCACTCATACACTGAAGAGGAAGATGCATAGATAACTTTCGCGTCCATCCATTCAGCCCAAGTAAAGATCCGATCAGATGCAGTAACATTGGTATCCCAATAACCTTGCGGATCATCCCAACTCTTGCGAACACCTGCTAGTGCTGCTAAGTGCAAAACCACATCTGGGTCGCCATATGATTCTGTCATTTTCCATTCACGGATATCTCCCTCGTATGGAATTACTTCATGGTTCTTAGAAAGAACACGAAGCGCATTCCTACCGATAAATCCCTCGTGACCAGTAATTAAAATTCTCATACTACCAATGCCGTATCGTGTTGGCAATAATTACAAAACACGTAACCATGTGTATCACAACCCAAAATGTTTTCAGAAATAACGCAACACGTGCTTCTTGTATTGTAAGAATAGGAACATCAGGTCTATCTTCGTCTGTTGAACCCATAAGATGACCAGTTGCTCGAGACCATATTTTTTCTAAACTGTTCACGGTAGTTTTCTTTCGAATTCTTTCTGCGCTGCCATGTCATCTAGTGCTTTGATTACATCGGGGAAGTGTTGACCGATAATCTCCCAGCACTGTTCGGCAACAATACGATGTTCTTTCTGAGTTGCCTTGTCCATACGCAACTGGCAATAGTGAACCCATGAACGCAACGAACCTGCCATGATGATAGTTGATTCGGTATTGCCTTCGGGCAGAACAGCACGTGCCTGTTCCTTTGCGATACCGTTTTCAATCGCCCACTCATAAGCATCTAAAGCAGCATCAGTAGCAACAACTT